GCTCGCGTTATTTGAGGTACTGAACTATGATGATGAAAGGTGGCACTTATGTTAAGGGCAAACCCAAAAAAACTCGCCAAGGAAACTCGCAGTATACACTAAGATCCGCGACTTCTCGTAATAAAGCAAAAAAGAAGTATCGCGGACAGGGTAAATAGGTAAAGCGTTACGTTATGTAAATGGCAGCACTTATTTGTAACCTTCCTTCAGTTGAAGTATGGGTAAGAAAAGAATATCTCACTGACCATCAATTTGGTCATGGTGAATTTGTTAAGGGCGTTTGGGTATCGTGTAAGTCGATACCTGGACGCGCTTTTTATTTTGAGACATATTTACCAGAATATGCGGCAATGTATGATAAATTGCCGATTAGTGCATTTGTAAGCGATCCAGAGACACCAAGTCCTGATATGGATCTACCCAATTTACAGTTTTGGAACTGTATGGACTATGGTGTAGTGTCTGTAACCAAGCAATTCATTGGTTCTATGGATTATGAACTCTATACAAGAGATTTTGGTATTCAAAGAGGTACATATATTTGTACAATAGACAATTATCATCAAGATCCTGATACGATTGACTATGCAACAAGTGAAAATCCAGCTGAGCATAAGTCACATAACCTGATTGAACTGGAAAATGGACAGTATGCACTGTATCCAAACAACAGAATGCGTATTTTTGATAATAGTTTGACACCTGTTGACCCCAAAATGCCTGATTTTAAGGTTTCAACTCAATATTATAGTGTTGAAAACGGTTATGATCGTCTTGGGATGGGTAGAGAGGACGAATATTTCTGGAAAACAGCAAAAGAACGCGAAAAAGAAGAAGAAAAACCAGAAGATATGTACAAATCACAAGATGGGCGACCTTTAGACCCTCAATAAATACCAAAAAAGGAAAAATATGACTACCGAAAACGATTTTTTAGATAATTTAGCTAATCATCAGCATCAAAAGATGCTTCGTGAGATCTCAAATGATGATTTGACACCAAAAAAGAAAAAACTTCATCAAGAAGGTGAAATTTTTTCGACAGAAAGTGATCCTGAACCATTATACGAATAAAAAATGCGGAAAATCCTTGATAAATAATACATAATTGCCGTATTGTTGTGCCTTTAGAAAGGATAAGTCAAGGATTTAAAGATATTAGTATGTCTTTTCAGACTAATCCTCTGACTAAAGACCTGATTGCAATGAAAAATGAGAATGCAATCGCAAGATCAGTGAAAAATATTGTTTTTACAAATCCTGGAGAGAAATTTTTCAATCCAAGATTTGGATCTCGCATTACTGAATCTCTTTTTGAAAATGCTGATGATTTAACTGCTATTGAAATTCAAAAGCAAATTGAGGAATCAATTAGAATCTATGAACCTAGAGTTAATTTAAAGTCTGTAGAAGCATTTGCTGACATCGATGGCAATGCATTTGAAGTTGTTATTAGATATGACATTATAGGAGCTGACCTTCCACCACAACAATTAGAATTCGTATTGCAACCAACCAGGTAAAATGTCACTAGTAAATTTTACAAATTTAGACTTTGAGGACGTTAAAACTACTCTCAAAGAATATTTAAAGTCAAATTCCAATTTTACGGACTATGACTTTGAAGGTTCTAACCTATCAACCATCCTAGATGTATTAGCATACAATACGTATATTACTTCGTATAATGCTAATATGGTAGCAAACGAAGTTTTTATTGATACTGCAACTTTAAGAGAAAATGTAGTTGCATTAGCAAGAAATATTGGATATACCCCTAGATCAAGAAAAGCAGCAACATCTGCAATATCTTTTATTGTTGATGCAACTAACATAACACCCAAACCTGCCTCTATAACCCTCCGTAAAGGCACTGTAGCAGCGTCTAGAGGGGTCTTTGGTAATTCTAGTGGTTCCTTCTGTATTTTAGATGATATAACCGTTCCTGTGATCAATGGGATTGCTGCTTTTAATGAAATATCAATTTATGAGGGGACGGTTGTAGAGAAAAACTTTACTTACAGTGCAAGAAACCCTCAGCAAAAGTTTATTTTACCAAATCCTGGAATTGATACAGATTTAATCAGAGTTGGCGTCAAGAATAATTCATCCTCTACAGCAACTGTAAAATATTCTTTACAGGATAACTTATTCTATGTTGGTTCTGATTCAAAAATCTTCTACTTACAAGAAGTAGCAGATGAAAGATATGAAATATTCTTTGGAGATGGGGTTTTTGGTAAAAAACTCGATGACCAAAATTATGTTACAGTCACTTATTTGGTAACTAACGGAGATTCTGGAAATGGATTCTCCCAATTTGCTTTTAATGGTAGATTGACTTATGTGAGAGATGGAAATGAATATACGGTTGCAGAAGGTATATCACTGTTAACACCTGAATATTCTTCTAGAGGTGGTTCTGCAATTGAACAAGTCGAATCTGTTAGAAAATATGCACCAAAGATTTATTCGACTCAAAATCGTGCAGTAACTGCAGATGATTATGAAACATTAATCCCTTCAAAAATATATCCAGACACGGAATCTATTTCTGTATTTGGTGGAGAAGAATTAATTCCCCCACAATATGGAAAAGTTTTCATTAGTATTAAACCTAGGTTTGGAGACTTTCTTCCAAATTTAATCAAAGACAATATTAAATTAAAACTAAAGAAATATGCAGTAGCGGGTGTTGTTCCCGAAATTTTAGATCTTAAATATCTTTTCCTTGAAGTAAGTTCAAGAGTTTATTATAATACTAATCTAGCGCCATCATCTGCTGAAGTTTCAACAGTGGTTTCTAACAATGCTGCTAAGTATGCTGATTCTACTGAATTAAATAAGTATGGTGCTCGATTTAAGTATAGTAAGTTTTTAAAAGTAATTGACGACAGTCATGAATCAGTAACCTCAAATATTACTGTCGTAAAGATGAGAAGAGATTTGAGGGTAGTACCAAATACTATTGCAGAATATCAAATTGGATTTGGCAACCAATTTTATATTTCTAGCCTTGATGGTTACAATATAAAATCTAGTGCATTTAGAGTTGCTGGAATTCCTGAGAATGTTTATATTAGTGATATACCTAATTCAGACAGACAAACAGGAACATTATTTTTCTTTACTGTCCCCAATATAGGATCTCAAAATCCAGTAATTATACGATCTAATGTAGGAACTATTGATTATGTAAATGGCATCATAACCATTAATGCAATCAATATTCTTGCCGGTTTGCAAAAAGATAATCAAGAAATCATAGAAATTCAGGCAACACCTTTGTCAAACGATGTTGTCGGATTACAGGACCTTTATTTGCAACTAGATACTAGTAACAGTACGTTTGAAATGGTATCAGACCAAATCGCATCAGGAATTGATCCATCAGCATCTACTTACATTGTATCTTCTTCTTACGCAGAAGGTAATTTAGTTCGTGCTGGTGGTCCTGCAAATATTTCAACTGCGGCAGCAACTGATACAGTGAATACAACTACTTCCACTAATAGTTCCTTTGCTGGTGCAACCACCACTAACACTACTACTAGCGGTGCATCTGGCGGTTCGTCAACACCTTCGGGTTCAGGTAGCGGTTACTAATTTAGAGATATAGAAAAAATGGCAGAAACAAGAATCAAGTTTAGCAGCATCGTCAAGAATCAGCTCCCAACTTATGTTGAGAATGAGTTCCCTCTTATCTCTGAATTTTTAAAGCAATATTATATTGGTCAAGAATATAAAAGCGGACCTGTTGATTTAATTCAAAATATCGACCAATATGTAAAGGTTGATGAGCAAACTACTTTAAATCATGAAATAGTTTTGAATGGTGATATTGATGAATTTGCAACAACAATAAATGTAAATCTTTCACAGTCTCCAGACGGAACGAATCATTTTCCAGATTCATATGGTCTTCTGAAGATAGGTGATGAAGTAATAACTTACACTGGAAAAACATCATCTTCTTTCACTGGATGTATTAGAGGATTTGTTGGAGTAACTTCATATAAAGCAGACGCTAATCCAGGGGATCTTGTCTTTAATTCAACCTCTGCTGCTGAACATGAAGACGGTGCAACTATTGAAAATTTAAGTTGTCTTTTCTTAAAAGAATTTTTAAATAAAACTAAACTTCAAATTTTACCAGGATTATCTGATAGACCTCTTGATTCAAATTTGAATCAAAATGTTTTTATAAAGCAGGCAAAAGACTTTTACACTAGTAAAGGAACAGATGAGTCTTATAAAATTTTATTTAAGGCTCTCTATGGCGTAAATGTTGAAATAACGAAACCAAGAGATTATCTGTTCACACCTTCAAATGCTAGGAATTTAGTAACTTCTACTTTTTTGGCAGAATCAATTAACGGGAATCCCTCCGAATTAGAAAGTAGAACTATATTTCAAGGTGATAATGATGAAACATATACTTCAATATATGGTATTGAAAAAGTAAATGCAGGGACCGCAAAAACTTTTTATAAACTCTCTTACGATGATGGATATAACAGAGATTCCAGATCTTTAGGATCAACTATTGGTACTTTTAAAGTTGCACCAAAAACTCATATAATTGGAAATGTTTCCGCTGGATCTACTTTTATTGATGTAGATTCAACAATCGGATTTCCTAATTCTGGAGAAATCTACGTAAAATATCCAAATGCAATTACAGATACAGTTGGTATTGTTTCTTATACATCCAAGACAATAACACAATTCTTAGGATGCAGCAATGTTACAGATACTTTGATTGACGGAGATACTTTAAGTACGGAAGATTTTGTTTCAGTTAAACCATCTGATGATGAAGACCCTATCGAAGTTCGTCTTACATCTGTTTTATCTGGATTTTCAAAACAAGATGGTATATTTGATTATAAACCAGGAGACCAATTTAATATAAAAACTCTTGGTGTCGAAGATGATACATTTAAGTTTAAAAACTGGTTGTATAATAATCCAGTCAAATATTTAATTAACAAAATTGAATTAATTAGTAATGTTTCACCAAAAACTTATAAAATAACTTTAAACAAAGAAAATTACTTATTTCTTGGAGACTCTGTAACCATTGATGCTACAGTTGGGAATGAATCTTTTGATGCAGAAGTTCTTGATATTATTACTGATAAAGTTGTAACAATTAGAACTTCTGGAACTATTAATACTGTATCAAGTTATTCTTTATCAAGAAAACTGAGGAAAGTGACTTCTTCAATTTTCCCCCATCTTTCTAAATTTCACGCGAATGTTCAAAACGTTTATAAAAAACAATATGGAGATTCAATTTTAGTTGCGTCAAACTCATTACCTTCATATAAAGATGTACCGTTCATTGCATCAAAAACTGCAAAAACATTTGGTGGCACATTTCTTGGAGAAACTATAACCATAAATGACCATGGATTTTATGGAGGGGAATCTGTATATTATACACCACAAAAAACCGAAACAACTTTTACTGTTGATGGAGAAGATTTCATTCAAACTTCTATTAAGTCTTCATTGTTTGGTGGAGACGATGGTGGCGAAGGAGTTTACTATGTTTTTAGAGTTGATAATAATAATATAAAACTAGCCAAATCTCCAGCTAATTTATACACATCAAATTTTGCATCTGTACCATCATCAACTACCGTTACAGATAATATCATAGAACTGGTAGAGACAAAAGGTAAAGTTATAGATTCGCAAAGACTTTATAGAGAAATTAGCAATCCAATTGACAGTAATGCCAAGGTTGAAACTTCTCCAGGAGCTACTGGAATTTTAATTAACGGTGTTGAAATTTTAAACTATAAATCAAAAGATTTAATTCATACTGGAAAAGTAGAAAAAATTGAAGTAACTTCTCCAGGAAATGGTTTTGATATAATTAATCCTCCTGTATTAAAAGTAGAAGATGCTGTTGGTTCTGGTGCAACAGGATTTCTTGCCGTTAGTGGAAGTCTGAGAGAATTGCAGATTATTGATAGAGGATTTGACTTTACAGATACTCCTATTGTTTCAATAACAGGCGGGAATGGAAGAGATGCTAGAGCATTAGTAAATACAAAATTAATTTCTCATTCTGTAGAATTTTTCTCAGATTCAAATTCTGCTAAAGTTTCTACAGGTGCTACTATTTCTACTATTGGATTTTCAACTTATCACAAATTTAGAAATGGTGAACAGTTAGTATATAAACCAAATGCTCAAAGAGTAGTTGGTGGATTATCTACTAATTCTACATATTTTGCACAAGTTGTTGATGCAACTACCATTAAGTTACACGATACTTTAGAACAAGCGATTACTGGTATTAACACAGTTGTTTTATCTTCTCACGGTATTGGAAAACATACCCTAGAGTGTGCATCACAAAAACTTGTCATTGATTCAATAAACATTGTTGATAATGGAACTGGTTATGAAAATAAAAAGAGAAGTGTTGTTTCTACTGGCATCAATACTTCATCTGATATTATTACTATAGAAAATCATGATTATAAATCTGGAGAGACATTAAGATATTCTGCTGGAACAAGTGCCATTGGTGGATTAAACGATGGCACTGATTACTATGTTACAGTGGTCGATAACAATAAATTTAGATTATCTGAGATTAGATCTACTGATAGTACTTTCTTCTATAGAACAAAACAGTACGTTAATTTAACTAGTGCTGGCACAGGGACTCAAATTTTTAATTACCCCCCAATAACTGTTACTGTAGAGGGCCCTGTTGGAATAGCAACAGTTACAGGAATTGAATCAAGTGCATACAAAGCTGAAGTTCAACCTATTTTTAGAGGGGAACTTACTTCGGTGCATTTATCCGATTATGGATCTGGATATGGAACCAATAATATTATTAATTTCAACAAATTACCCAATGTATCTGTAGTATCTGGTGAGAACGCTCAGGTTAAACCTGTTGTTTCCTCTGACGGAAGAATCATAGAAGTTATTATAGAAAACATTGGATCTAATTATACATCTATTCCAGATTTAGAAATAATATCTAGTTCTGGACTTGGATGCGTTTTAACCCCAATTATTATAAATGGACATCTTCGTGAAGTTAAGGTTATAGAACAAGGACAAGGATACGTTTCTGGAGACGTAGTTATTGAGGTATCTACTGCAGAAAGTGATTTTTCTTTTATCCCCCAGATTCAAAAATGGAGAGTAAATTTATTTGAAAAATTATACACTAATGATGCCATTCAAAATGATGATACTGTCTTACAGGGATCACTGAGTGGTAAGTATGGTTTGCAGTGCTTCTCATTGTACGCACCAAGATCATTGAGGGAAATGATTTATTCTGTTTCTGAAGGTGGAGACACTTTGTATGGAAAACCAGATCTAAAATTAGTCAACTCTCAAGAAACAGAATTTACTGATCACTCTCCAATTATTGGTTGGGCTTACGATGGAAACCCAATTTATGGACCATATGGTTATTCTAATGCTAATGGTGGATTAGTTACATTAATGAAGTCTAGTTATAAACTTAATTCATCCCGTGTAGATGGTCCACCAGTATCATCTTTCCCATTAGGATTTTTCGTAGAAGATTTTACTTATTATGAAAATAATGATGATTCTTATCTCGATAGAAATAATGGAAGATATTGTATAACACCAGAATATCCAAATGGAACATATGCTTATTTTGTTACAGTTAATCCCGATAGTATAGAATCTTCTGGATTATTTGAAAATTATAAACTTCCTCAATTTCCATATGTTTTAGGAAATTCATATTATTCTACTCCAAATGAGTTTAACTTCAAGACATCTTCCAACCAAGATGATTATGATATTGAATCAAATAATTGGTGTAGAAATACAATCTCATATAATTTGAGAGAAGATAATGTTGATTATCCTTACATATATTCTCCAAATAATTTATCTCAAACAGGAAAAATTGTAGCTACAAATAGAGGAAGAGTTTCTAAAGTAGAAGTAAAAAGTTCTGGTGACAATTATAAAGTTGGAGATACTCTAAACTTTTCTGACGATACAACTGGATTTGGAGCAGCTGGAAGAATCTCTAGATTAAAAGGAAGAACTGTTAATAGTATTAGTGCCGCTACAAATAAATTATCCAATGTCGAATTAATTCCTTCAAGTAAAAAAGGAACGTATATTATAGAATCAGCGTCACCACATAATTACCAATCATTAGATATTGTTAATATTACTGGTGTTTCCACAACATCATCAAAAATCGAAGGATCATATTCGATAGGAGTTTCAAGTGAGAGATTCTCGCTTGTTGGATTGGGTACTACTGGAGTTGCTGTTGGAAACACTAGTATCACTGGAGTAGTAACTTTCTTCAATGTATCATCAAGTTTGATTGCATCAAATATTGTACCAAATGATATTTTGGGTATTGGTACTGAGAGAGTAAAAGTTTTAAATGTAGATAGAGATAATTCTAGATTTAAAGTTCTTCGAGAAGTAGATGGTACTGTTGGAGTATCTCATACTGTTGGATCTATTTTATCTGAAGACCCAAGAAGATTTACATTTAAATCTGGATTTAAAACAAAGTATGATTTTAAGAGAAATCGAGAAATATATTTTAGCCCAACAGAAACAGTAGGTCTTGGCACTACTGCTGTTGGAATTGGATCTGTATTACAATTTAGTTCTTTTGGATTAAATACCGTTGGTCTTGGAACAACTTTCGGATCTAGTACTCTTGGAGTTCCCATTAAATCGCTTTATATAAAAAATCATAGACTGGAAACAGGTGATGTACTAACATATTCTCCAAACGGTGGACAAGGTATTGTCTATAATGAAGTTGGCAGTGTTGGCATAGCTAAAACTCTATCTGATGGACAGGACCTTTTTGTTGCTAAAATTTCAAATGATTTGATTGGTATTGCAACTCAAAGAGTTGGACTTGGTTCTACTGGTGGATTTGTTGGAGTAGGAAATACAACTACAACCTTATTCTTTACAGGAATTGGTAGTGGAACAAATCATAGTTTTGCAACAAACTATAGTAATATAACTGGTGATATTGTAAAGAGAGTTGTAACTGTAACAACAGATTCAAATCATGGTATTCGTGGAGAACACTTTGTCAATATCGATGTTAATCCATCATTTGCAACAACATATGTTGTAAAATATAATGATACCCATAGACGAGTATTAGTTGGTATAAAAACTTTTAGTGCTGTGGGTGTTAACAGCACTTCTAATACTATTAGTATATCCAATCATGGTTATGAAAGTGGAGATAAAGTAATTCATTCATCAACTGCACCATGTCAAGGACTTCAAAATGATGGGATTTACTATGTCGTAAAAGTTGATGATGATAATATTAAATTATCCAATACTTATTATGATTCAACTAATTTGATACCAAATGTTGTTGGAATTGCAAGCACATCATTTGGTGAGTTTGGGTTAATTAATCCTCCTATTAAAGCTTACAGAAGTTCAACATTAGATTTTGATATTTCAGACTCTTCTTTAGGATTCACTCAACAATCTACTCAATATTCTGCATTCCGACTTAATTTCTATCTGGATGACAAATATACAAATCGTTGGGAAACTGATCAATCATCATCAACGTTTAGTGTTTCTAGAACAGGGTTCTCTGGAATTGGTACTGCTAATGTAAGAGTTTCTATTGGACAAACTACCCCAGAAAGACTTTACTATTCATTTGACCCAGTTTCTGACACGAATCTCCCCGAACAAAAATCGGAAATAATAAAAGATTCTGAAATTTTAAACAACAATTCTATAATAACTCAAAATAGTGTTTATAACGGAAGCAGAAGAGTTTCTATCGCAGGAACTAACTTCTTTACATTTGAACTACCAGAAACTCCAGAAGCAGATTCATACACATCTACTTTATCTGATATATCTTATACAACTGATTGTACTCATACAAATGGCCCAATATCTGAGGTAGAAGTTACCAGTTCTGGAAAGAATTATAGTACATTACCTTCCATTTTATCTATTAATACTATTGAAGGAGAAAGAGGAGATTTAGTAGCTACTACTGAAGATATTGGAATCATTGAAAAAGTAAAAATTGAAGACGTTGGTTATGATTTCCCAACGGATAAAACACTGAAACCAAGTACATCTCTCCCACAAATTCTTACTATAGATGCCTTCGCTAAAGTTGAAAGAATTGATATAATTTCTGGAGGAAGAGGATATTCTTCAGCACCAGAATTAATCTTCTTTGATGGTAAGACTGGAGATCAAATTACTGATCTCTCAACTAAGTATTCTCTGGGAGATTCAACCGTAACTATTTTAAGTAATACTAGAGGAATTAATAACGCTACTCCAACAGTATTGCCAGTAAAGAATACTAATGGAGTTGGAATTAGTACTGTTGGATTTAACACTGTTACTAAAGAGGTGACTTTAAATCTGTCAGTTGGATTTAGTACATCTTTCCCATTTGAAGTTGGTGATAGGGTAATAGTTGAAAATACAAGTATTGGAATTGGTTCAACAGCTCGTGGATATAATTCTAAAGATTATGATTATAAACTGTTCACTCTCACTGGAATTACCACAAATCTCGGAGGACTTGGATCAATCACTTATAATTTGGGTGATGAATTGAATGATGGAGAAAATCCTGGTACATTTGATTCTATTAATTCTTCTGGAGTAGTATCGGCAGAAAAGAATTTCCCAACCTTTGATACACTAGTATCTACATCTGATTATCTTAGTGGAGAGAAAGTTACTACAAATGGAAAAGAAGGTGTTGTTCAAAGTTGGGATAGAACAACAAAGATTCTTAGAGTTCTTTCATCTGATAGTTTTGTATCAGGAGATATTGTAAAAGGACTTACTTCAGAACTTTCTGGAGTTGCTTCAAAAGTAACTTCATATGAGTCTTATTTTGAAACTGATGTTTCTTCTCAAATATTCAGTGGTAATCAAAATGTTTCAGGATTCTTAAATGATAATTTACAGAGATTACAAGATAGTTTCTATTATCAAAATTTCTCATACTCATTAAAGAGCACTATTCCATTCGATGATTGGAATGATGTTGTATCTTCTGTAAATCATACTCTTGGGTATAAAAAGTTTAGTGATCTTCAAATTGAATCAACCAATTTGGATCAACCGATGCAAGTTGGGATTTCTACAGAATTAACTGATGTAACTATTGTAAGTAGTTTAGATGGATTTATTGATACAAATTGTGTATTTGATTTTGATATTGCCACAGAGAACAGTTTAACTCTTACAGATGGTACAATTCTTTCCGATGAAATCACTCTTAATAATAGAATTCTAACCGATTTTACAGAGTCATTTGGAAATAGAGTTCTTTCTATTGACGATATTTCTTCAGAGTTTAATAGCAATCCCAGAGCAACTGCTTTTAGTGTACTTAACAATTTCAATCTAGAAGATTTTAGGTTTAGAAAGTATTTTACTTATCTCAGAGATAAGAGATTTACTCAAGAAAGACAGGCTTTGATAGTTGATCTTATTCATGATGGATCTTTTGGATATCTTAATCAATATGCAAGAGTAGAAACTGTATATGATCAAGGATCTTTCGATTTCTCAATATCTGGATCTGAAGGACAGTTGTTATTCTTCCCAACTAAATCATCAGTAAATGATTACGATATTACAACAATCTCTTATAATTTAAACGACAATTATCTTACTACGGGAGATACTTCTATTGGAGGAGTCTTAATTGACTCAGAAAGTGTAATTGTAAGTTCTGGAACCACTGCTAACATTGTCAGTATTGGTAATACATATCACTCCCTGAAAGTTCTTGTTGAAATTGCTCCAGATGTTAGTAATCCATCTTTTGGAAACACTGCTACTTTCAATTCAAATGAATTTGAAGCACAGGAATTGAATATTGTTCATGATGGAACAAATGTATCTATTCTGGAATATGGTAAATTGACTACTTCTCTTGGAGGAATGAGTGCAACTGGATTTGGAACTTATACTGCACGTCTAGATGGTTCAAATATCAAACTTGATTTCCATCCATCTGGAATAGGGACAAATGCAGTAGTTAATACTATTGTTGTTGGATTATCATCCATAACTTCCGGTATTTCTACAGTTGATCTAAAACATGCCAGACTGCAATCTACAATGACCGATATTGCATCATCTGGGTCTCCAACTGAAAATGTTGTTGCAGAATATCCAAGTCATATTTCTACTGAAGAAGATAGATATGATGCTGGATATTTCATGATTCAAGTTCATGATACTACAAATAATCGTTATGAATTCTTAGAATATTTTGTTGTAGATGATCATATTGAAGGAGAATCAACTGGAGAAACTTTTGATACTGAGTTTGCAAATATTCAAACTCATTCTGGTCTTGGAACTTTTGGATCTAGAGTAGTTGCTAACTCCGTTGGCCTTGCTGCAACCACTCAAGTTCTCTTTACTCCTGTAGCAGGAATTGATGCAACTGTTCATGTATATACTAATGCTCTTAGAATTGAAGATGATACGAAGGATGAAATCAGTTTTAATAATGCAACCATAGAAACTGGATATGGTGATTACACTGGAACTGAGAGGGACATTAAGAGATCATTTAATTTGACTCATAAGAACGATAACATTTTTGAAAGATCATTTACTGGAACTGGTATTAATACTGTTTCAGACACCATTACAATTCCAAATCACTTCTATGTTACTGGAGAGCAGATTGCATACACTGGTCCAGGTGTTGGAAATACAGGATCACTTGGCATTGGAGAAACTACATTCCCAGTTGCTGGAGTAACTACAACATTACTTCCAGCAACCGGAGTATTTGTAGTTAAAGTTAATGATAATAGCATCAAACTTGCCAGAAGTGCAGAAGATGCTTTGAAATCTGTTCCAAAGATTGTTGATTTAACTTCATTTGGTTCCCTTGGTGTTGATCAGACTCATACATTCACCGCAACAAATCAAAATCCAAAAGTATTAGTTGCCATTGACAATCTCATTCAATCTCCAGTTGTCTCTACTGCAGTTACAACAACCTTGGGCGATAATGTAGTAAGTACAGATAATCTTATTGACTTTACTGGAATAACTTCATTCTTTGGAGGAGATCTATTTAAAGTTGGTGATGAAATAATGAAAATTGAAGGTGTTGGTATTGGATCCACAAACAGAGTTTCAGTTCGTAGAGGGTGGATGGGAACAACCATTCAGACCGGACTTTCAACTGGCGATTTAGTAACAAAAGTCGTTGGAAACTATAACATTGTTGGCAATACTTTGAATTTTGTTGAAGCACCATATGGAAATACTCCAATTGGAACTATTACAAATCCTCCCGACCAGAGAGACTTTACTGGTATAACAACTGGTTCTAGTTTCCAAGGAAGAAGTTTCATGAGGACGGCTCAGCCAGATACTGCTAATGAAACATATTATAAAAACTACATTTTTGATGATATTTCAGATCAATTTAATGGAACTGAAAGTCAGTTCACTTTAAAGTCTGATGGTAGCAATGTTACTGGAATTAGTGATGAAGGTGCAATTGTATTAATTAATGACATATATCAAGTTACTGGAGGAGCAAATAACTTTACTCTCTCTGAAAATACTGGAATCACCTCTATTACTTTTACTGGTGCATCCAGAACATTAACAAATGACGTTGGTGTTTCTACTTTCCCGAAAGGAGGAATAATTGTTTCCGTTGGATCTCAGGAGGGTCTTGGATATCAACCTTTAGTTGCTGCAGGAGGAACAGCAATTGTTTCTGGATTAGGAACAATTTCTTCAGTTTCTATCGGGAACTCTGGATCTGGATATAGATCTGGAATTCAAACAACTGTTAATGTTAGTGTTGGTACTACAAGTCTCTCTACCCCAAATCTAGTCGCTATTGGAACTGCATCTATTGCTGATGGTCATATTACCGCTGTTACTATTACCAATCCTGGAACTGGATATACTCATTCCGATCCACCTTTCGTTGTAATTGATTCTCCACTTTCATATAGCAATTTATCATTAGAGTATGTTTCTGGAACAACGGGATTTGGAACAGAAGCTAAAGTTAGTGTTGTTGTTGGACAAGGATCTAGTGTAATTGATTTTGAAATTACTAATACGGGATATGGTTATGGTAATAGTGAGCAATTAACGGTTGCTATTGGAGGAACAACTGGAATTCCTACCACTTCATCGTTCTCATCCTCAAACCAATTTGAAGTTGAGATAGAAAAAGTCATTAGTGACGAATTTACTGGATGGTCTTTAGGTGTTCTTGATACATTTGATGATGTTTCCGAATTTATTGACGGTACTAGAGTTGATTTCCCATTAATCAAAGCTGGTGTTTCAATATCTATTAACAAATCAAAAGGATCAAAGATTGAACTTGACCAATTACTTTTAGTATTTGTAAATGAAATACTTCAGCGTCCAGGAGAATCTTATCAGTTTGATGGTGGTTCTCAAATAACTTTCTCAGAACCGTTAAGGATTGGTGACACTCTTAATATCGTTTTCTATAAAGGAAGCGGAGATGATTTGGATGTTATTGATAGGGAAGTTATTGAAACTCTTAAATATGGAGATGAGGTTACTTTAAATTATAATCCAGATCTGGGCCAAAAACCATATCAGCAAGAAGATACTAGAACAATTAGTTCAATCACAAATGTTGATAAGTGCAATACTCTTCCATATTTTGGACCAGGCAATGTTACTGATACTACTTTTGAGAGACCAATAACATGGTGTAGACAAACTCAAGATAAGATCATCAACGGTCAAGAAGTTGGTAAAGACAGAGAAATTTATGAACCTGTTATCAATCCAACTGCAAATATTATTAGTTCTGTTGGTATTGGTTCTACTATAGTCTATGTTGATAGATTGAGACCATTATTTGATCTTAATAATGAAAACATAGATCCTACATTCAGAAACACCATTCAAAAAGGAATAAAGTTAGTAAATCCAGTAGTTGTTACTGGAGCAGCAGCAACAGCTGTAGTTTCATCCGCTGGAACTATTACTTCAATCACGATTAATGATGGTGGTGTTGGATATTCAACAACTCCTGATGTAAGTGTTGGTATAGGATCCACAACAGCGACTGCAACAGCAACAATTTCTAATGGGGTTGTCACTGGAATTACTATTACTAATCCTGGTGCTGGATATACTTATACTAATCCACCATTAGTCCTTATCGGACCTCCTGCACAACAAACAGAGTCTTGTGATGTCTCCTCTTATTCTGGAGATTCTGGAATAATCGTTGGACTGGGAACCACTTCTATTGGTGTTGGTTCAACAGGGTTAATGTTCCATCTTCACATTCCTCTAGACTCTGTAATGAGGGATACTGATTTGGTTGGAACCGCTGTAACCATAAGCGGATTGTCTATTGGAGATCATTTCATAATAAGAAATTCTAACTTGGGAACAGCATCAACTAGCATTACTGCTCTTGGAACCAATAATACCACAATTGTTGGAATTGGATCCGAATATCTCGATAATGCGTATGTCGTAAATTCTGTTGGAATAGCAACTCAAGTAATCGCTGGAGTTACAACCAGTGTTGCTAAAGTTACTGTGAATACCAATATAAATCCAAATGGAGTTTCTGGATTCTCAACAGGATCATTCCTTGGAGAATACTCTTGGGGTAAAGTTATCGTAAATGCTAGAACTAAAGAACTTTCGTATCCAGCACGCACCTTATCCGGAATAGGAACAAATGAATTTACTGGTATATCTACTTCATCGAAAGTTTATAGAACCAGATATATTAGGTTCAAAAAATTCGGATGATTTTTCGTAATAAATAAGTAAAAAAGTCCGTCAAAAATGGCTGCTATTATAACTGATCAGGTTAGAATATTAAACGCGAAAAATTTCGTTGCAGGAATTGCTAATGCCAGCAATTCCTATTATTCTTTTGTCGGACTCCCAAATCCGACAGATTACTTATCTACATGGAATGATTCTCCTCCCGCACCAAAAGATAATTTTGATCAGGAGAATGATTATTGGAACACAATGATCGCTATGAAGAGGATCAATTCTACTGATGTAAGACAGGTTGTCCCTAGAAGAAACTGGTCTTCAGGTACTACTTATGATATGTACCGTCATGATTATAGTAGGTCAAACACTGCTCCTGTTTCTGGATCTACTAATCTTTATAATTCAAATTTTTATGTTTTGAATAGTGACTATAGAGTTTATATTTGCTTACAAAACGGAACAAATCCAGAGAATACTCTTGGTAGACCATCTTTAGATGAACCAACTTTTACCGATTTAGAACCAAAGGCAGCTGGAACTAGTGGTGACGGATATATTTGGAAATATCTTTATACTATTAAACCATCTGACATCACTAAATTTGATTCTACAGATTTTATGCCAGTCCCTACAGATTGGAGCACTAGTAATGATACATCTTTAGTTAGAGAAAATGCTGTAGATGGTTCTATTAAAATTGTAACGATAACTAATCGTGGTGTTGGATTAGGAACAGCAAATACAACCTATACCGGAGTTCCTATTCGTGGTGATGGTACAGGAGCACAATGTACTGTTACCATTGATGGCGATTCAAAAATTGACGAAGTTTCTGTATCTGCTCAAGGATCTGGATATACTTTTGGAACTCTTGATTTTGAATCCGCTGGAATTCCAGCAGGAACAACTAGACCGACATTTGATGTAATTATACCTCCACAAGGTGGTCATGGTGCTGATATCTATAGGGAACTTGGTGCCTATAGTGTATTATTGTATTCGAGAATTGAAAGTGATAATGAGAATCCTGATTTTATTACTGGTAATCAATTTGCAAGAATTGGTATTGTAGAAAATCCACTCTCCCCAGCTGGAGGATCAGTATTAACAGCAGATAAGGTGAGTGCAGTTACCGCGTTAAAACTGACAGGTGTTGGATATAGTGAAGCAACTTTTACTGCCGATTCTTTTGTTACTCAAACAGTTGGAACAGGAGCTACAGCAGTTGGTAGGGTCGTAAATTATGATCAAAACACTGGGGTTTTAAAACTTTGGCAAGATAGAACGGTAGCAGGATTTACAACTGCAGGAATTGGAGTTACTAACCCATCTTATGGTTATGAACTGCAAGATTTTACCGGAAGTCCAACTGGAACTGGATCATTAGCAATCACTCCATCTACAGGATTAGATTTGAGTATTGATAGTGCATTTAGCGATAACAAAACGACGATAAATAATCGTACATATTATCTTGGAATGGATTTCACTACAGGTGTTGCGTCCCCAGAGGTAAGACAGCATTCTGGTAATATTATATACGTAGATAATAGACCTTCGATTACAAGATCGTCAAACCAAAAAGAAGACATAAAAGTTATCTTGCAGTTCTAAAGAATTATGCCACAGCAGACGAACCTTAACGTAGCACCATATTTTGACGATTTTGATGCGACGAACGATTACCACAAGGTGCTTTTTAAGCCTGGATATCCAGTTCAGGCAAGAGAATTAACAACCCTACAATCGATTCTTCAGAATCAAGTAGAAAGATTTGGTCAGCACTTTTTCAAAGAGGGTGCAAAGGTAATCCCCGGTAACACTGGATATTCACAGTTGTATTATTGCGTACAACTAGTAAATACCTTTCAAGGAGTTCCTGTTGAAGCATATGCTGATCAGTTAGTTGGAACAACCATCACTGGACAAGTTTCTGGGGTCACTGCTGTTGTTGATAGTGTTCTTCCCTCTGCAGATTCTGAAAGAGGAAACTTAACTCTTTATATTGCATATCAAGGTTCTGCAAGAACTGATAATACTACCCAAACATTTACTGATGGCGAATCTTTAACTTGTAATCAGCCTTTAAGTTCTGGATTATTAGGAAATTCTATCATTTCAGCTGGAGCTCCATTTGCAAATACTATACCAGCAAATTCAACTGCAACTGGATCGGTATTTCAAATTGAAAATGGAGTTTACTTCATTCGTGGTTATTTTGTAAATGTAAATAAAGAATCTTTAGTTTTAGATCAATATTCAAATACACCTAGTTATAGGATTGGTCTCTTTGTTTCTGAGGAAATTGTAAATTCAAATGCTGATGAATCTTTGAATGATAATTCTCAGGGATTCAACAACTATGGAGCTCCTGGTGCAGATAGACTTAAAATCTCAACAAGTTTATTCAAAAAATCTCTTGATGATTTTAATGATGATAATTTTATTTTACTAGCAACCGTAATTAATGGAGTTCTTCAAACACCCACTAGAAGAGGTAGTGCTAAAGGGGGTGGTGCAGTTTTCTATGATGATCTTACAGATATTTTAGCAAGAAGAACATATGATGAAAGTGGTCATTATGTTGTTAAACCATTTAATGTTTCCATTTTAAATTCTCTTAACAACAATCGTGGAAATCAAGGATTGTATGAAGAGGGTCAATTTACTGCTGCTGGATCAACTCCTAGTCCAGACTTAGCAATCTGTAGAGTATCTCCAGGTAAAGCATATGTTAGAGGTTATGAAGTTGAAACAATAAGTCCCTCTTTTATCGATGTACCAAAACCAAGAACGACAAGAACTATTGAAAATCAGTTCTTTCCATATAGCACTGGTCCAACGCTTAAGTTAAACAGTGTTTATAGATCACCAACTATTGGAGTAGGTAATACATTTATCCTCAGTTTAAGAGATCAGAGAGTTGGGGTAAATTCTGAAACTGCTCCAGGGAAAGAAATCGGACTTGCCAGAGTGTTCGACTTTAGACTCGAATCTGGTTCATACAATTCATCTTTCCCACAAGAAAATGAATGGGGTATGTCAATGTATGACATACAACCTTTTACAGAACTTACAGTCAATAATACTATTACGTTATCTATTCCTGCGTATGTCGAAGGAAATAGTAGTGGTGCAACAGGATTTTTAAGAACCTCAGTTAATGCTGGAACTGCCTTAACAGTATACGATCAAAAAGGTAGATTTGTCAAAGATGAAGTTCTTGTCTTTAGAAGTGGAATTTCAACTCAAGAAGTAACAAAAAGTAGAGTTGCCACTGCAATCACTTCTTATGGAATTTCAGATGTAAAATCTGTTTATTCTAACACAGGAATAGCTGCGGGAGCAGGTGGTATTAGTATAGTAGGAGTTAATACGTTTAGTGCTAATGTCGTACAAACACCATCAGTAACTATAGGAGTTGCTTCTGTCACTGCTTTTGATGGAGTTCTTGGTTTAAGTACAATTAGCAGTTCAAATGCTTTATTCCCTGGTAAAATAAAAGAAAACAATTTACTTGAATATTCGGACCTTTCTTCATCTCAAGATCCAATTTTGGTAAGAGTTGTAGGTGTCACAACATCTGAAGTAACTGTTGTTGGGGTAACTACAGTCATTGGTGTGGCTGATGGTACATTACCAACATCAACCTTTTCAGCATCAGATCTTAAAGTTGTTAGCACCGAATTAGATGCTTCTTCAGATACAACTTTCTACACAGAATTACCAAATGAGCATATTGCTGCTGTTGATCTGACAGATGCTGAATTGATAATTAGAAAACCATTTACGGTAGATATTACAAATACTCAATTAAGTTCTACTAGTTTATTATCGGTAACACTTCCAGAAGGAGAAATTTATCTCTCATATTCTGATGAAAGATATTCTCTTATCAGATCTGATGGAACGACTGAGCCATTAACTCAAAATAATTTTGCATTCTCTGCGGATCTTAAGGAATTGCAAATTAGAGGGTTGGGTGCAGATGACACTGGAGCTCAACTTATTACTACTGTTAGAAAGAGTAATGTAAAGTCAAAGAAAAAGATTAAGGATAGAGTTAAGTCTTTAGTTGTTGATAAATCAATTAGTCCTGCCTCTGGAATTGGTTCAACTACTTTTAATGATGGATTGACTTATGGAAATTATCCATTTGGAACTAGAGTCCAGGATAATGTCATATCACTAAACACTCCAGATATTATTGAAATTCATGCAATATATGAAACTGCTGATCCTGCTTTAACCAATGCTAATTTTGGATCTCCAGAAATGACTCTAACTCAGTTGAATGGGCCTACGGCCTCAACTGGAGATATGACTATTGGAGAATTGATTGTTGGACAAACAAGCGGTGCAGTTGCTGTATTTGCAGAAATAAAAGATACAACCACTCTTAGATATCTTCCTAAGAATAACTTTAAGTTTGTGGAAGGAGAAACCGTTGTATTCCAAGAATCTTCTATCACTGGAGGAGTAAGTAGTTTAGATACAACTTCCTTTAATATTTCATCAAATTATACCTTTGGATCTGGACAGAGAGGAACGGTTTACAATCATGGTTTCATAACTAGAAAAACGGATTCCGATTCTCCAAAAAACAAAATTAAAGTATATTATAAGGCAGCATCATTCGACTCTTCTGATGATGGTGATATTGTTACAGTTGAATCTTATAATGACTTTGATTACTCCACTGAAGTTAAAGCAATTAATGGCGTATTGAATACTGATATTATTGATTTAAGACCAAGAGTCAATAATTATTCAGTATCTGAAGGAACTAGATCTCCCTTAGAGTTCCTTGGAAGATCTTTTAATGCAACAGGAAATTCTGTTCCAAGTATTCTTGCATCTAATGAAACTATTTTCTTAGACTATGCATACTATCAAGGAAGAATTGATAGACTTTATTTGCATAAGGATGGAAAACTGCAGATGAAGTTTGGAACACCTGCTGATGATCCAAAGAGAGCACAACCAGAGTCTCCTGCTAATGCAATTGAACTTGCTACGATAGAATATCCTCCATATCTTCACAATGTAGAACAGGCATCTGTTAAATTCTTGAAGTACAAGAGATATCAGATGAAGGATATCAAGAAACTTGAAGATAGAATTAAAAATTTAGAGTATTATACAACTCTTTCTATACTTGAAACAAATACTGCTAATCAATTTATACCTGATGCAAATGGTCTCAATAGATTTAAGTCTGGATTCTTTGTAGATAACTTTACATCATTCTCTACTCAAGATTTGAGACTTGGTAGAAATAATAGTATTGATCAAGCTAACAAGATCCTTAGACCAAAACATAGTACGAACTCGTTCTCCTTACAAACAGGACCTGTTGTTGATGTAGATCCTACTGCGGACAAAAGAACTTCTGCTATAGATGGAACCAATGTCAGAAAACAAAATGACATTCTCAGTCTTGATTATTCTGAAGTCGAATGGTTATCACAAACTCTTGCAACCAGAACTGAAAGTGTAACTCCTTTCTTAATTAGTTTCTGGCAAGGAACAATTGTCTTAACACCTGCTTCTGATAACTGGGTTGATCAAACTCGACAAAAAGCAAAAACGATTGATACTATCGGCAATTATTCTCAGATCATGTCTGAAGCCGAAGAAAAATATGGTGTCGATCCTGAAACTGGATTCGCTGCTGAGGTATGGAATTCTTGGGAAACAAATTGGTCTGGTACTACAAGCACTGTAACTGACACCAGAGAATCTACTACAACTAGTAGTCGCACATTTGGACGAGGTGGATGGATTAATGGTGGATCAGGCGGACCTGCTGCATGGGTTAGACAGACTACCACTCAACCAATTGAGCAGGATGTAACTGATACAATTGAAAGTGGTGTTAAATCAAGAACTGGTACACAATACGTAGTTACTGAAACTTTTGAAGAACTTTCTGTTGGTGATAAAGTTCTTAGCACGGAAGTTATTTCTTCAGTAAGATCTAGGAACATTGAATTCTATGCAGCAAACTTAAAACCAAGTACTCAAATTTATGCTTTCTTTGATGGGAAGGAAGTTACAAAGTACTGCGTTCCTAAATTGATTGAAATCACAATGAGTTCTGGTGTATTCCAGGTTGGAGAAACAGTTCAGGGAAGAGTTATTAATAAAGGACTTGGGGAAGAAGGAAAGGATGTAAATCCTTCTATTAACTTTAGAGTTGCTCAATCTAATCATAGAAGAGGTGATTACGATTCTCCAACAGAGGTTTATCCAGATAATCCTTATGTTAATGGTGGAATTGTTCCTGAAGTGTATTCTTCTACTTCAACTACGTTGAATGTGGATACATATTCTCTTGCAGATCAACCACAAGGAGATTTCTTTGGTTATATTCAGACAGGAATGAAACTGACTGGACAAACAAGTGGAGCAGAAGCAGAAGTAACAAATGTCAGACTTATTACTGATAGATCTTCGGCTTTGTTGGGCAGTTTCTTCATTCCCGATGCAAGTAATAAGGACAATCCTAGTTTTGATACTGGAACTAATGTATTCACATTAACAAATGATCCAGATAATGATCAGGATGCTGCTACTACTGTCGGTGAAGAAGCATATCCAACTTCTGGTATTCTAGAGACAGTTCAAGAACAAATTCTTTCTATTAGAAATGCAAAAATTGAACAGAAGAAACTCTTTGAAGAGGAACTCGTCAATAGAACTGTTGATACTGAAATTACTGCTACCAGAAACATTGGTCAGGCAAGTACAAGTGAATCTATTGTTGGTTGGTACGATCCCCTTGCACAATCTTTCTTGGTTGATCAAGAAGAAGATCCTGAGGGTATCTTCATAACGAAGTGTGATGTTTTCTTCCGCACTAAGGATGATGGTGATACACCAGTTAGAATGCAGATCAGAACGATGGAGAATGGTTTCCCAACTCCTAAGTATTTTGATCTTTCCGAAGTAATCCTTTATCCTAGTGATGTTAATACTTCAACTGACGGATCTGTAGCAACTACATTTGAATTTGCTGCTCCAGTTTATCTGGAGGGTGGTAAAGAATATGCTATCTGTTTGATTTCAAACTCAACTAAGTATAGTGTTTATATTTCTAGAGTTGGAGAAAATGATATTCTAACGGATGCATACATCTCTAACCAACCAACTCTTGGATCCCTGTTTAAGTCTCAGAACGCATCTACTTGGGAAGCAAGTCAGTGGGAAGATCTTAAGTTCACTATGTATAGAGCAGATTTTGTTGAATCTGGATCTGTAGATCTTTATAGTCCAGAACTTACTGAGGGTAACAAGCAAATTGCCAAATTGATGGAAAATCCATTGAATATTATTTCAAATGATATTCGTGTTGGATTAGGAACGACACTTTCTGATGCTAGATATTCTCTTGGTAATACTTTCTTCCAAGGAACTGCTTCAAATAGAACTGCTCAAGGAGATCTGATCGGAGTTGGTGCTAGTGCTACAGGAACATTAACAATTACAAATCCAGGTGTTGGATACACACCAGCAGATGGACAAATTACTTACTCTGGAGTAAATCTAATTGCAGTTTCTGGAAATGGATCAGAAGCTACTGCAAGTGTTACGATAAGGGATGGAGTTGCTATTGCAGCAACAATCACTTCTGGTAGTAATGGTGGTAATGGTTATCAGGTTGGTGATGTAGTTACTATTAGTGCAAATGCACCACTTCCATCTTCATCAGATCCTGCTGGATTAAGTGTTGGAAGAAATGCAAGATTTACATTAACTAGTATTGGACACACATCTCAATTAATACTTGGTAATGTTCAAGGCGAATTTATTACTGGAGCTGCTGGAACCATTAGATTCTTTGATAATACTGATACAGAAAGAGAACTGAACGATGTAGGGTCTGTCGGTGGAGACGTTACCATTCCATCAAACGGAATAGTAAGCATTTCTGACGGACTTCATATTAAGGTAAATCATGTTAATCATGGAATGAATTTTGATGATAATTTCGTAAGAATATCCAAAGTTCTCCCAGATGTTAAACCAACTAAATTGACAGCAGCTTATGACAAGTCATCCACAGATCCACTTCAAATAACTGCTGGAACAGGAGATGTGTTCTCTACCTTTGAAGGTGCTGGTGTCAGTGCGACTAACACTGGACTGCTTTTGATTGGTGAAGAGATCATTGAATATACTTCTACAACATCATCAACTATTGGCGGAAGTATTTCTAGAGGGACAACTCCAAAATCATATCCTATAGACACACCAGTTTATAAGTATGAACTTGCAGGAGTAAGTCTTGCTAGAATTAACAAAACTCACGATTTAAGCGATGTAACCATTGCGAATCCAATAACATTAGATTCATATCATATCAAACTTGATATGTCTGAAAAGTTTGGAACTCTCGGAAGCACTGATAACATTGATAGATCTACTGGAGTAGGATTACCCAAACTATTCCTTAACAGATCAAAATCCGCTGGTGGAGATAATGTCATGGCTACCAAAAATATTGCCTTTGAAATTATCAAACCATCTATACACAATATTGCCGTTGAAGGAACCTCTATATCTGGTCAAATAAGGACAGTTACCACTCAGAGTATTAGTGGTAATGAAATTCCTTATGTAAATGCAGGATTTGAGGATGTTGTTCTAAATGCAAATAATTTCTTTGATTCTCCAAGAGCAGTCTTCTCTAAAGTAAATGAAGATCGTAAGTTAGATTCTATTGAAGGCAATAAGTCGATGCAAATGAGACTTTTCCTTGGAACAACTAATACTAAACTAACTCCTCAAATTGAACTTCAAAGATGTAGTGTCTATGCAGTATCAAACAGAGTTAATTCTGAAGTTGTTAACTACGCAACAGATTCTAGAGTAAATACACTCTTTAATGATCCTAGTGCATGTCAATATGTATCTAAGGAAGTAACACTCGAAAATCCCGCATCTTCAATCAAAATTATTGTGGATGCACACATTCCTACAGATGCTGATATTAGAGCATTCTATGCAATTAATTCAGATCCTGGTTTTGAACCAATCTTTGAACCATTCCCTGGATATTTAAATCTGGATATTAATGGTGAGATAATTAATGAAGAGAATAATGACGGAAGACCTGACATTTTTGTAGAAAATTCAATCAAGAAAGGATATAGTGCATATGACACTGACTTTATTGAACGTACATTTACTATTGATGATCTTCCAAACTTTAGATCTTATAGAATCAAACTTGTATTAACATCAACAAGTCAGGAACTAGTTCCTCAACTGAAAAATCTCCGAGTGATCGCTCTTGCATAATATGGAAACTTACACACAGAAGGGTCATAAGGATCTCGCAAGAGATCCTGAGACAAATGTTATAGTTAATGTGAATAATGTATCATACGATCAATATATTGCTAGTCGAAAGGCTAAAAGTGAAAAGAATCAAAAAGTACAGACAATGGAGGAAGATCTTGCTAATGTAAAGAATGAACTTAATGAAATCAAGTCACTACTAAAGGAGTTAATCAATGGACCCAAATGATATTGAACTCAAAGGTTTAGAAAAATCTTTTGCATACCAGAAGATTGCATCTGAGATAGATAGTTGTGATGACCGTGATATGCTAAAGAATATTGCAAAGTCTTTTGCAAAATTATATTATAAACAGCAAGAAACAATCGCAATTATAGGGTAACCAGATGGCATCTAGTACAATTACTTTCGATCCAGATTCCGGAGTTCCTTACGGTGCAAATTTGACTATTTTTGGTGGAACAGATTTTGCTCAAACATTTAATATTAAGAATACTTCAAATAGTGCCTTTAATCTCACAAGTTACTCTGGAGCAGGAAAATTATCTAAATCTATTGGTATCGGAGCATCAACTGGTAGTGCTAATTACACTGCCTTTACAGTTGGTATAACGAGTGCTGCAGATGGTAAATTGCAGATTTCCTTAACAGATACTCAAACTAAGACATTGGATCAGGGTAGATATATGTATGATGTGTTGGTTACTATAGGATCATCAACATATCCTTTAGTAAATGGTAATGTTTATGTATATAATACAATTACACAACGAACCTAAATACACATAGGAAACTGGTGAATAAATGGCTCAACCAGCAAGTAGATCAGAATTAATTGCGTACTGTAAGAGGCAGCTAGGTGCTCCTGTATTGGAGATTAACGTTGCTGATGAGCAGATTGATGACTTGGTTGATGATGCCCTCCAGTTGTTCCAGGAACGCGACTATGACGGGACAACTAACACGTTTCTGAAGTATAAGATTACTCAGGCAGATATTGATAGGGGAAGAGGTAGAGGCGGAAGCAACCCTATTGGTATCGTAACTACAACTGCAAGTTCTACGATTGACGGACAGTCTGTATCATTTTCATTTGAGGAGAATAGCAACTACTTGCAAGTTCCTCCAGAAGTTTTAGGTGTAACGAAGATATATCACTTTGATGGTTCTAACACAACCACCAACAACATGTTTAGTATTAAGTATCAATTGTTCTTGAATGATATTTATTACTTTGGTTCAACAGAAATTCTAACCTATGCAATGACAAAGAGATATCTTGAGGATATCGACTTTGCATTAACAACACAGAAGCAGATTAGATTTAATATAAGACAAGATAGACTTTACTTAGATATTGATTGGGCCAGCGTCAGTGTAGATGATTACTTGGTTATTGATTGCTATAGATTACTTAATCCTAATGATTTCCCAAGAGTTTATAACGACAGTTTCCTAAAGCGTTATTTGACAGCACTTATCAAGAGACAGTGGGGACAGAACCTAATTAAGTTCCAGGGAGTTAAACTTCCAGGTGGAATCGAACTTAACGGAAGGCAGATATATGATGATGCAGAGAAAGAACTAGATAAGATCAGAGAGGTAATGTCGAATACCTATGAACTGCCACCGCTTGATATGATAGGCTGATGTTAAATCCGTTTTTTACTCAAGGTACTTCTTCTGAACAAAATCTTGTTCAGGATCTGATCAACGAACAGTTAAGGATGTATGGTGTCGACATATATTACATCCCAAGAAAATATATGTCAGAAAAGACTGTTATTAGGGAAGTTGTTCAGTCTAAATTTGATGAAGCTCTGCCTATAGAAGCATATGTCGATAATTATGATGCATATTCTGGAGCAGGAGATGTACTATCAAAGTTTGGCATTGAGTCGAAAGATGAAGTAAGATTGATTATATCTAGAGAAAGATATGAAAACTATATTACTCCATTAATTCAAGGAAAATCAAATATAAAACTTTCTACTCGTCCTAAGGGTGGAGATTTGATCTGGTTTCCCTTAGATGACCGTCTTTATGAAATTAAAGATATTGAATATGCAAAACCATACTATCAATTACAAAGTCTTTATGTTTATGAACTGTATTGCGAACTCTTCCAGTATCAAGATGAAGTCATTGCAACAGGAATCGAAGACATTGATAATGAATTGCTAGGTGATGAATCTGATGGGGTTACTGATGATGGTATTAGTACCATTCAGGGAGTCACTCAAACACTTACCATGGTTGGGGACGCAGTTAGTGCATCTGCAATTTCTGGAGTTGTAATTGGTGGAGTAAGAAGGTTCACTATTACCAATAGAGGTGGTGGATATGGAATGATTCCTACCGTTGGAATTTCTTCAGCACCCTCAGGAGGAGTAACTGCTGTTGGTATTGCAACAATGATTGGTGGTATTAATGTTTGCAATCTTAATGCAAATCCAAGACTACAGTCTGTTCAATCAGTCAATGTTGTTAATGCAGGTTCTGGATACACTGTTGCACCTTCAATAACTTTTAGAACCACTGATGGAACAGGCACTGGTGCAGCTGCAACTGCAATTCTTAGTCAAATTGGTGGTGTTGGTATAGTAACCTTGACCAATTCTGGAGGAGGATTCGTTGCAGCACCAACAGTGACTTTCTCAAATCCAAAGCATGTCGGAGCAGCTGCAACAGCGATTTTAGATTCTCCAATGGTTGGTGGAGGTGTAAGTGTAACTTCTGCTCCTATTAGTATTGGTGCATCTTCATATCTGTTCCCAGGAGGAACAACTGGTGGTGTATTCTATAGTAAAGCACCAACAGTTACATTCTCCTTGCCAACAGGAACTGGAAACAATGCATTAGCAACAGCAACTCTTGATACTATCAGTTTGACTGGAGGAACAGTAAAAACAATTGGATTAACAACTGCTGGTAAATTCTACAGCAGTGCTCCAACGGTATCTATCTCAGCACCAACAATTAGTCTTGCTTCTGCAACCATAGGTATTGCTGGATCATCTGTAAATCCAGGTTCTATCGCTTTTAGCACTACAGGTAGGGCATACAGAACTGCACCTACTGTTGCAATTACTACATCTGGAACTATGGATGCCCCAACAGTTACTGCTGTTGGTATTGCGACAATACATCCTATCACAGGTATTGTTACTGCAGTTTCATTCAATGTGTCCGATCCATGGGCGGTAGGAACATCCGCAACGGTTGGAGCAGGATATACTGTTGCACCTACAATTTCTTTCTCTGGATCCACTGCAGCAACAACAGCAACTGCAACGGCTACAGTTTCTGCTGCAGGAACCGTAAGTTCTATTAGTATTGGAAACAGTGGATTTGGATATATCTCTGCTCCGACTGTTACTATTAGTGGTGCAGGAGGAGCGAATGAAGCATTTAGAGCACTTGGTATTGCAACAATTAGATTTAATTCTGTTAAAACTCAAGGAACTATTGGTATAGGATCCACAAATATTACAGGCATTAGCACAACGAATATTATTGTTGGAGATAGAGTAAGACTTGGTATTGGTTATAGTGATACATATAACTTTATACCAACAGATACGTTTGTCACATCTATTGGATCAGGTACTATTTTCATAAATCAATCTCCAACAAATGTGGGAATTGCAACATCAGTATTTGAGTTCGGTATTGATAATTGTGGTATTGTTACAGGTATTTCTGTTACATTTGGTGGTGGAGGATACTTATCACCTCCTGTAGTTTCTATATCTAATACTGTAGGTGATAAGAACTATATTGATCAAGTTGCTGGTGTAGAAGCTGCTACAGGAGTTTCGGTTATTAGTGCGGCAGGAACAATCACTAGTATTAACATAACTGATGCTGGAAACAAATACATACTTGCACCAGATATTACTATCTCTGATCCATCTTCAACTTCTAGTGGAGAGTTTGTGTTTAATGAAATTATCACTGGATCTGCAACCGGAGTAACTGCAAGAGTAAGATCATGGAATTCTACAACTAATGTACTTGAAATTGCTGCTGTTTCTGGTTCGTTCTCATTAGGAGAGACTATAACTGGATCAACTTCTGGTGCTACTAGAGTTCTAAGAACCATAGATAAAACGGTTGATAATGATCCATATGCAGATAATTTTGATATTGAGACAGCTGCTGATGCTATATTAGACTTTAGTGAGCAGAATCCATTTGGAATACCCTAAATAGTTTTACTGCATGTAATAATTTAAAGTTTAATCATGTTTGAATATTTTTACAACGAGATTCTGAGAAAAACCATTATTGGTTTTGGAACTCTATTTAATGCTATGGAGATCCAGCAGGAAGGTTCCGTTGTGAGAATTCCTTTGGCATATGGTCCTACTCAAAAGTTTTTGGCTAGAATTGAGCAGTCACCAGATCTGAATAAACCCATGGCAATTACATTGCCACGAATGTCTTTTGAGTTCACTGGACTTACTTACGATCCCAGTAGAAAAGTAACTACTACTCAAACATTTGTTGCAAAAGACAAAGATGATGGAACTGAGTCACGTAAAACATACATGCCAGTTCCCTATAATATGCAGTTTGAGTTAAGCATTTACACTAAATTAAATGATGATGCACTTCAAATTGTAGAGCAAATTTTACCATATTTTCAACCAGCATATAATCTTTCTATTGAATTGGTTGATCAAATTAGAGAAAAAAGAGATGTTCCGATTGTGCTAGAAAGTATCACAATGCAGGATGATTATGAAGGAGATTTTACTACTAGAAGAGTTCTATATTACACTCTAAGATTTACTGCAAAAACATATCTGTTTGGACCTACCAAGTCTGCATCCAAGGATATCATCAAGAGGTCCACTGTCAGTTATCTCTCTGGAACAGACACTACCAATACAAGAAGAGAGGTCACTTACTCTGCTACTGCAAGAGCACTCAAGTCTTATACTGATAATGTTGTTACTACATTGGCAGCAGACATTACTGCGACAGCAAAAACATTTGAAGTTGCGGATGCTAGTGGTATTTTAGCAGACAAATATATCTTTATTGGTGACGAAGAATTATTTGTTAGATCTAAAACTGGCAATAAAATTACTGTTGATAGGGGAAGAGATAATACAAAAGCAGAAAAACATGTTGCTGGTGCAGAAGTTAAGGGAATTGATTATACCACCTCAACAACAAGCATCGGTACAATTGGTGCAGATAGTGCTCTGATTGAAGATGGTGACAACTTTGGATTTGATGGTGGATTTATTTGATGACTAAAAACTTTGACGAATTAAACGATACCTTTAATGTTTCGGATGAAATAGTAAAGGCTGAAGTTGTTAAAAAAGAGTTGGATAATGTAAAACCTAGCTCAGATGATGTAAAAAAGGATTATGAGTATACTAGAGGGAATCTATATAGTATAATCGAAAAAGGTCAAGAAGCATTAAACGGAGTTCTTGAACTCGCTCAAGAAAGTGAAATGCCAAGAGCATATGAAGTTGCAGGACAATTAATTAAAAATGTCGCTGATGCAACTGACAAATTAATGGAACTTCAGAAAAAACTTAAAGAGGTAGAGGAAGAAAAACAGTCTAAAGGACCCTCAACAGTTAATAATGCATTGTTTGTTGGATCCACCGCTGAACTAGCAAAAATGCTCAAACATGGATTAAAAGAGGACAATAAATAATAAAATACAGGAGATATATTAAACGTGGCACTAAAGAAGCCTTCAGATTTTTTTGGAAATAATAAAAAGACTCCTCTTGATGAAGTAAAAGAGGAGTATATTGCCGCGTCTCCAAAAAAGATTGAACAGGTTTCAGAAGCATTTGATGTTTTTAAATCAAATCTAAATCATATTAAATCGTTATCCGATTTCACTTCTACTTTCGATAGTTTTAAAGAAAACTTAGAAAAGGTAGAGAACGTATCCAGTGAAATTATCACTATAAAGGATGAGATAAAAAATTTAATTAAGCAAGAAGATTTAGATAGTGCCATGATGGCACAACTTCTTTTTGTAGAAGAATCAATATCAAAGATTGAATCTAAAATTTCATCTATTAACGGCAAAACAGTTGATCAAATTAAAGAAGATTTTAAAGGTCTATCAACTTCTGTTGAAGGATTTCTGAGTATTGATGTACCGAAGTATAAAAAATTAATCTCAGAATCTGAAGTTAGAATTGATGATAGATTTGAAAAGTTTAGGGATAAGGTAGAAGAAAATTTAGATACTATTAAAAATGATGTAAACAAAGAAGTTACAACTGCTTTATCAGAAGTTGAAAAACTCAACACCGATGTTATTTCCGAAGTCAAAGAAGATTTTAGAAAAAATACTAAGGAAGTAAAGAATTTAGTAGAGGAGGAGCTCCCAAAATACAGAAAGTTTTTTACTGAAACAGAATTAAAAACTGAAGAGACTATCAAAAATGCAATAGATTCTTACAAAGAAACTATTGAAAATCTCAACGCAAAAGTAAAGGTATTTACAGAAACTGAGATACCTAAGTATAACAATCTTTTGATTGAGACCAAACTCAAGTCTGAGGAAGAAGTAAAACAACTGGAAGAGGAAGTTCTTTCAAAAGTAAATTCTCTCTCTGAAAAAATTGATTTTATTTCTGGAGATGTAACTGAGAAAACTGCTGAGAAAATAGAAGAACTTCAGACAGTAATTGACGAATATAAAGAAGAGATTGACTCTATCTCTAAGACATATAGTAATCTCTATAAAGATTTCAAGAAAAGAGAGATTAGTGATAATGAAAAATTAGAGAATTACTCTAATGAGATTGAAAAATATAATAAGAGATTTAATTTTTTAGAAGAAACTGTTACTGAAGATCTTAGGGAAATTCAGAGTGTTTTAATTAATTCTAATGAAACATATCATGCTGCCCTTAAGACAGAAGTAGGAAAATTCAGAAATAATATTTCTGAGCAAATGAAAGGTCTTCAAATGGACCTGGTTGTTAATGAACAACACATTAAAAAACAAAATGATAATATTGAAACTGTAAAAGAAGAGATAAAAGAAGTTCTTGAAAGACTTCAGTTAGATACATTAGAAGAAAAAAATAAAGAGTTAGTTGAAAAGATTGCTTATCTCGAAGAAACTATCTCAGAGATAAACGAAAAGAAACTTCTAACCGAAGATAACCCAACTTTACCTGGAGATCCATCAACAAATAACTCTAGAGATCCATTAACTCCTCTAGATCAAAAGTTTGCAACACTTGATGATCTACAGAATCATTACAGATTATTCATCAATAGAATTCAACAACAGATCGCTACCATTGGTGGTGGTGGAATTGAAGATGCACCTAATGATGGACAAACTTATTCCCGAAAGAATAGAAAGTGGGTAGTAGGGGGAGGTGGATCTGGGGGAAAATTTGTAGACGATACTATTGGTATCAATACAACTAGTAATGTTGGACTTGGTACAACTGCAAGATCTGACTTTGCACTCTATGTTGGTGGAGACCAGTACGTCGATGGCAATATAACTATCGGCGGAACAATCACATATGAGGATGTAAAGAATGTAGATTCTCTTGGCATTGTCACTGCAAGAACTGGTATTGATGTTTTAGCAGGTGGTATTAATGCTGTTGGAGTTGTAACTGCCACTAAAGTGCACATTGGTGTAGATACTGGATTTTACAGTGAAGATTTTGTTGTAAATGGCAATGGTAGAGTTACTGGTATTCTTACAATTGGAACAGGTTCAATTGTTCTTGATCCTAATGCCAAAAAGATTTCTGGTGTAGATGAGATTATTGTTGGAACTGCAACCACAGTTAGTATAAAGCAAGATGCTCAAGGAAACATTGCTTTTGAAAAAGAGGATGGTACAGAAGCATCAGTGGGTATTGGTACAACAGTTTCCATCAACACCACTGGAATCATAACTGCTGCTACCTTAAAAGCATCTACTGCATTCTATCCTCCAATTTATACAACAACACAAAGAGATGCTGGTTCATTTAATGAAGGAGCAATTATTTTTAATACAACCACTAAGAAAATGGAGTTCTATGACGGCACTTCTTGGCAGTCACTGCCTGGTATGACACTTGGTCTTAGTGTAGCACTTGATGGTTGATAAATAATAAAGAATATCCACTCAGTTGAATGTCAAAGAGCGGCAAATGTAAAGCAGGATATTTTTACTGCTACACTGACAAAGTATGCAAACCCATTTCTAAGGGGATGAGGATGACTGCAAGATTTTCTGGTAGTGGAAAAGAACCAGAGGAAGTCGGTATTGATAAACCACTCAATGGTAACGGTAATAGCAATGGAAATGGAAATGGTAACGGCGGAGGGATGAGTGAGTCGAAAAGTGGTGATAGTTCTCTGCGTGACTGGTTTGGCAAGAGTAAGTCTTCTGATGGCAAGCCTGGGTGGGTTCAGTTGGGTGGTAAATATGCAGGCAAACCCTGTGCCAGACAACCAGGACAAACAACAAAACCAAAGTGCGGTTCTAGCAAAATGAAGCGTAATCTCTCCAAAGATGAAGAGGAGAGAGCATTCCGTCGTAAGAATGCAAAGGATCCAAATCCAGATAGAAAAGGGAAGGCAATTAACGTGGCAACTGAAGAACATAAAAAAGATTATGAGTATTCAATGGCACGTTCTGAACTGAAAACTATCAAAAATGCTGCAAAAAGATTGGAGAAAAAAATGGGCAAAAAGGGAGAGGGTGAACTGAAAGCCTGGGTCCAATCCAAAATAACAAAAGCAGCAGATTACATAGACACTGCAGCAGACTATGTTACTAATGAAGAGACAATTGTTGAAAAAGCACCTAAGTATGATAAGCAGGGTCTTGACAAGTTTGATAGGTCCAAGCGCATGATTCGCCATATGCAAGATAAGTATGGTTCTGCTAAATCTGGATTTGGTCCAGATTCTAAATTTAGAACTGGTAAAGATCATAGTGTTGCAAACGAGAGAAAGGCAAAAGGTATGAAAGAAGAATTCACAACCTTACCTCTCCATGTTGAGATTCCAACCAATATCAAAGAATTCAATCTTGGATTAATGTTCCGTGAAAGTTTGGATAAGAATAGTGGAATGCTTTTCGTGTTTGAGGAAGTTGCTCAGCAATCTTTCCATATGAGAGATACCAGAATTCCCCTCGACATTGCCTTTATCAGAGCAGATGGTATAATCGAAAGCATTAAGCAGTTAGAACCAAACGTTGAAACTCCAGTTGAGTCTGATGGAGAAATTCTGTGTGCAATAGAAGTAAATCGTGGATGGTTTGCTGAGAACAATGTAGAAGTTGGTGACGAGATTGATATCGATCTCGAAGAAGGTAAGAAAGATGCTTGCTACCATAAGGTCAAGTCTCGTTACTCTGTATGGCCTTCTGCATATGCATCTGGAGCACTGGTCAAGTGCCGTAAAGTAGGTGCTAAGAACTGGGGTAATAAGACCAAGAAGGAAGAATTCTCTAATTGGAGATCTGAATACAAACCAACAGAGTATGAGTTTACTGATCTCATCACACCTGATGCACTTCAACCAACCGAAGGTCTTGGTTCTAAGTTACTTGGTGAAGCAGGTAAGAAGTGCTGGAAGGGATATAAGAAAGCAGGAACCCAGAAACTGTTTGGTAAGACTTACAACCGTTGCGTAAAAGCAGGTGATGAAGTCATTCATGATGGTGAGCAGATTGATGAGAAGAAAGGATGCAATCATACCCACGAAGGATCAGAGTGTCCTGTACATGGAACCGCAGAGTGTGATGGACCAAAATTTAAAGGTGGTGATGGTGGCAAAATTGGTCCAGATAAGAACTATGTAAAACCAATGAGCGAAGCAGTTCAGATTCCTAGAAAGACTGGACAAATCGTAAGAGTATTTCTTACCTTCAGAGGTAAGATGTATGTCATTCAAATGTTCTTTCCATCCGTCAAGGTTCCTGGAAGAAATGAAGTACAGGCACAGATTGAAAAGGTCTATCCTGGCGCAAAAGTAAGGAATTATGAAGTTTCTGACTATGAACCAGGACAACCCCTCCTACATACGGAAGACTGGCAAAAAAAGTCAGGTAAGAATCCAGAGGGAGGTTTAAATGAAAAAGGTAGGAAGTCGTATGAACGTGAGAACCCAGGAAGCGATCTTAAGAGACCTTCAAAGAAAGTTGGGAACCCTCGTAGAAAGAGCTTTTGTGCGAGAATGAAAGGAATGAAAAAGAAGTTAACTTCCTCCAAAACTGCAAACGATCCCGATAGCAGAATCAATAAATCACTGAGAGCCTGGAACTGCTGATAATTTATGCCTGATAATGTATACCTTGGCAATCCTAATCTAAAAAAAGCAAATACTGCCATTGAATTTACTCAAGAACAAATTCTTGAGTTTATGAAATGTAAGGAAGACCCTGTTTATTTTGCCAACAATTATATCAAGATTGTTTCTCTTGATGAGGGTCTTACACAGTTTCATCCATATCACTTTCAAGAGAAGTTAATTAATAATTTCCACGAAAACAGATTTAATATCTGTAAGATGCCACGACAGACTGGTAAATCTACTACAGTCGTATCTTACCTTTTGCATTATGCTGTCTTTAATGACAGTGTTAACATTGGTATTCTTGCAAACAAAGCAGCAACCGCAAGAGAACTTCTTGGAAGATTACAGACTGCATACGAAAACTTGCCCAAATGGATGCAACAGGGTATTGTGGCATGGAACAAAGGATCTTTGGAGTTAGAGAATGGCAGTAAGATATTGGCAGCTTCTACGTCTGCAAGTG